ATACCGTATCTAATGTGATATGGTTCATCGTATAGCCAGTAATCCCTATGTTCCTGGATTGTTGCTCCTTGCCTATACCGTTGAAGTGCAACACCTCCTACATATAACAATGATTCAAATAGGTTATTGACTTGATCTTCTATTTCTCTAAATACTTCTGGTTTCTCACCGTTATATTGTTTGCCATAGAAAAATCCATTTTTATAATCATCATTAACTGATAACCACCATTGCTCTTCATCTAACTCTGATGAAAACTTTAGTATTTTTTCTTGTTGCTCAATGGTAACAAAATCTTCAACTTCATAAATATCTGGGGATAACCTATTAATTTTCATATTACCACTTACCAATCGGACATTTAGCATTTAACAACATAGATTTAGCAGCCATAAAACATCCACATTTTTTGCAAGTTTGAGTCTTTGGTCTAAACCAATCACAAGTTTTGCAAATATCTAGTCGAGTTTCTTTTATATCTTTTTCAACTCTTGGCGAACCATTAATTAAGTCAAAAGGGGTTACATCATCCATATACTTATTATAGCCTATAGAGAGGACAGGAGCCGATTTAAGACATGTTTGGATCTTTGATCCATATGTTGTCTAGGGGAGGGTTTGTTATCTCTATTTTCGGCGACTTCTATATTCCGTCGAAATTAAAATCTTATATAATGATATAATAACTCTTATGACTATACAAGACTGGGCTGCTTTAATTTTAAGCGTATTAACCATAGTCGGCATCATGGCTGGCGGAATCAAATTTCTCGTAAAACATTATCTAAGTGAACTTAAACCCAATTCAGGCTCATCTATGAAAGACCAAATTTCAAGGCTAGAAACTCGCATTAATGAAGCAGATGTTAGTCGTAAGCAGATGAAAGAAGATCATAAGGTTATGAAAGAAAAGCTAGACCATATGTATGATATTCTTTTAGAGTATATATCTAAATCTAAGTAGTTCTTATGATCCCCAAAATAATTTGGCAGACCCAAGAATCTGAGTTTGAAAACCTATTGCCATTTCAGAAAAATATAATAGGAACTTGGAAAAACTTAAATCCAGACTGGGAGCATAGATATGCTGACTCCAAACAAAGAGAGCAAGACGTAAAAGATTATAACGATACGTTATATAAAGTATATCAAATATCCAGCGGAATAAATAGAGCAGACATGTGGAGAATGGTAGTAACTTATACACATGGTGGATTTTATGCGGATATGGATTCTATTTGTACGTTTCCGCTAAATAATGCTATATCCCAATACTATAAAAATGAAGATATGATATCCAGCTCAAAAGGATTTCAAACAAATTCTGAGTCTATAAATAACTCAAACTTTGCTGCTACAAAAAATAGTAAAACCATGAAATCAATTTTAGATGACATTATAGAAGAATGTGAAAAAATATTAGCAAGTGGGAGCAGACTCCCGAGCACTATACCTGGATTTCCAGTTTATGGTTGTTTTTCTAAAAATGCTATAAAAAATGAATATGGTGTATGCTATATAGATAACTATTTTAGTCATTCAAAAGACTATAAAGATAAGTTTGACATAGACTATAAAATTGTATACAATGGTAAATTGACTAGTTATTCAGAATTTGTAAAAGAATCTAATTTACCTATTTACTAATATATATAATATACTTAAAAACCTTAACTATAGTATATTCTTTTCTTTATATATTTTAAGTATAGCATAGACATTACTGGCTTTTATATCGATACCCCGTTTTGAATTATAACTTTTTATAACAATTTATAAATCTATACCATATTATAACTTTTTGTTATTAAACTCTATATATTCCTGGATTTTTAATAAAATAAGATATAATTTAAGAGCTAACACCTAGGTTCTACCCACCCCACCCACTGAGCTTAGGTGTTAGTTTTATGGTATAATCAATTATTATGTGCACCCCTACAATTGATAAGTATGGAGCTACTCCAGCAAACATTAAATGGACAGTGGTTCGTGGGGATAGCGCAAACCTTAAAATTGAATTTTTTGAGGACGATGAAGTAACAGAATACGATACTACGGACTGGACTTACATTGCTACAGCCTATGATCCAAGTGGTCAAGTATTAGATGATCTTCCTGTTGTTTCTGGATTAGGTTATGGTGAAATTCAAGTATCATCTGGGACTACCGCAAATTGGGGAACAGCCTATAGATCTGTAGTGGCAGAACTTTCTTTTGATTTACAAGTTGTAATCCCAGCTGGCTCTGGAGAAGGTGAAGATACAACTTGGACTCCAGTTATTGGAACTATTTGTGTACTTGGTGATGTTAGCGGAACGAGCCTTTAATGCCTGTTGTAAAGATTTCTACTCCAAAAACTAATTTGCCACCTGTTATAAAAATTGGTAAAAAAACATTTAAGGTAAAATAGTTCATGTCAAAAAGCATGGATTTTCCAAAAAAGAAATATGCTGAAACAGTTCAGTTAACTCAAGAATCATTACAAGGAAATACAGAATACATTGCCGTACCAGGAATGACTGGAGAAAAAGGTGATGTAGGGCCACAAGGACCTCCAGGCCCAGAAGGACCAAGAGGAGAACGTGGAATTCAAGGCAAAGAAGGAAGGCCTGGCTTAGATGGTCCTCAAGGCCCTAAAGGAGAACCTGGGAAAAGCAACGGTCAATCATACGAAAGCCAATCTGGTCAATATCCTGGATGGGCTTATTATGAAAACAAAAACAAAAGACAAATACATCTTGGTCCAAATAGAGGAGATGATGGTTGGGTAACTTTATCAATAGATGAAGATCCAGAAAATAATATATTATCATTTCTTCCAATAGGTGGAGTTTCATTGTGGAATCAGAACACTGGCAGAATTAATTTTAAACAGCTAAAAGTAGGAGCAAAAGTCGACATTAGATATGACATTATTTTAAGCACGGATTCAAATAGCACAGAAGCTTGGCTAAGAACATATATTCCAAGAGTTGAATCACCAACAGGGTATATAGGAATGTTGAAATATAAATATCCATACGAAATGTCATTTAATCAAACCCTGTATATAGATATATCAAAGATTAAATCTGAAGGTGGAATTATTCAGGCAAGAACAGATAGCGAAAGTACTATTATTTTAAAGGGCATGTATATATCAGTGTCTTAGTGGTATAATATATTAGGAGGAATCATGGCATTTCCAGGAACTTATAATTTTAATTACTATCGTGGCGACACATCAGAATTTGTTATCCAACCAAAAAATTCTAATGGAGAAGCATTTGACCTAACTGGCTATACTGCAAGTTTTACAATTGCTAGTGCAAGAGGGCCTATTGGTGCAGCCCCAGCGTTTTCTTACACTGCATCCGCAGTAGTAAATGATGTAACAAACATTATAACTTGTAAAATTATTCCGTCACTAGGAAGAACTCTCCTAGCTGGAACACATGTATATGATGTTCAAATAACTAATACAACACCTGAACCAGATGTTATTTTTACACTTTTAACAGGAACAATTACAGTAACAAATGATATTACGGGTGCTGGTAGTGCCTGAAGTATTAGTGTCAACTGATAGTATAACGGTTGTAGGACCACCAAACATTATTGAAGTATTAGTTGATATTGGTTCAACTGGAACTCGTGGAAATAGATTTATTGTTGGTTCTGGAGATCCAAATTTAGCAACAGTACAAGGTGTTTTACTCTCAAACAATTTAATATTAAACGATATGTATATTAATACATCTCCAGGAGCAGATTATGGTTATCTTTATCAGTATCTAGCTGTTCCTGGCGCAAGCGACCAATGGATTCAGGTTCTCGATATGAATCCTGTCTTGTATTCTCAAACACACTTGACAACATATACTGCTGGAACAGCACAAATTACCATTCCAATTGCAAACATTGTAACTATATCTGGAACTCCGCTTACAGCAGAAAATTTTAATATTCAATATAGTATTGCACATTCAGACCCCGTAGCATCATCTATGTCCATACCAGCACTTGCTGGGTCTGGAACAAACCTTGTAATCAATTTTAACGCAGTAGAGTATGACGGTACTAGTTGGGCAAACTTAACTGGAAATGTAACTACTCATCTATTTATATCAATAGTTGAAGGAATATAATAGTTTTAGTCACACTTTGTGATATAATTCTAGAGAGGTGAATCATGGCAAGTGAAAGCATAGGTACTTTAGTACCAACAAGAATTCCAAGTCTTGGAGACGCAGCTGATATTCAGGTTGCTCTTAGAACATATCATTATGGGTCTGAAAGTTTTAATACAGCTGAAACAAATACAGCAAACTTAGTTAGCCCATCAATTGCATATACACTTAATAGCCTAGACGTACGAATTGATGCTATTGAAGGAGGAGGATCTCTTTCAGCCTCAAGCTTTAACGCAAAAGGAGATTTGCTTTCAGCTTCTGCAAATGACGTTTTATCTGTAGTCACTGTTGGAGCAAATGGAACAATCTTAACTGCAGACAGCGCAACTGCTTCTGGATTATCATGGTCTACTCCTGCTGCAGCAACTACTATAACTACAACATCCTCTACAACAGATGCAAAAATTGCCTGGGATACTACAAACAAGCAAATTCAAGTTGGTAATGGAACAAGTCTTTTAAATTTTCAACCATTTAATGTAAATACAACTGCTAAAACTGGAGCATACACATTTGTTTTATCTGATGCTAGCACTCTTGTTCAAATGAATGGTGCTTATGCCTTTACCGTTCCACTTAACGCAACTGTTGCTTATCCTATTGGAACTCAAATACACTTAATTGCACTTACAACAGGAGTTACAGTTGCTTTCACTGTTGGAATTACTTCATATGCAACCCCAGGAGCAAAAATACGTGCAGCTGGATCAATGGCAACATTAATAAAGCTAAATACAGATACTTGGGTACTTGCAGGAGACTTGATTGCATAATGCCAATTCCAGGAGTAACGGGTTCTTCAGATAATCGCCAGCCAGGAACTCCAACTATTGGAGCTGCAACTGCTGGCAATGCTAGTGTATCCGTAGCTTTTACTGCTCCAGCAAATACTGGAAAACCTAATACTTCTTTACTTTATACTGCAACAACAACTCCAAATTCAATTACAGGAACTAGTTCTACATCTCCAATTACTATTTCTGGTTTAGCTAATGGTACTTCTTATACCGCAGTTGTTAAACTAAATAATACCGTTCAAGATTCTCTAAGTTCTACTGCTAGTAATTCATTTACTCCAGTAGCTCCAGGACCATTCTTCCCGCCATTCTTCCCGCCATTCTTCCCGCCATTCTTCCCGCCATTCTTCCCACCATTCTTCCCGTTCTTCCCACCATACTTCCCACCTTCTCCAACAATTACTAATCTTTCAATTGTTGAAGCATACAATGGAGGATTCTTAAGTTGGGATTCTACTCTTCAGGCTTCATACATGATTACAACTTCACCTAGCTCAAATCTTAATGGAGCAACTGGAAATACTGCTACATCAAGAACAATGACTGGTGGAACTCAGTTAACACAATATACCGTTACAGTAACTGTTTACACAGGATCAAGCCAGACTGGAGTTAGTGCATCTGCTCAAATAACCTTTACAACGCCAGCTGCCCCCTAATAATCAATTATTTTAAAGTGCATAAAATAAAAAACCCCTACTTTTTACAGTAGAGGTTCTTTATTACCTAAAGTTTTATTTAGGGAATTTTTGCATCCAAGCCCTAGTCTTTGGCGTAATACCTTTCCAAGAAGACCAGTCATTTCCCCCGTTGGACATATAGTATGCAATCTCCGCATTTTTTACGGGATTGAATAACTCAGCGTTTGTATCTAGATCAAACTTATCTCTACGATCAGGACCTAGATTATCGATCATGTTAATTTGAAACATCCCATAAGAGGAGTCTCCAGTCTTATGATTGCCATTGTATGCCAATGGACGACCATTAGATTCTTTTTTAGCAATAGCCCAAGCTACTACTAAATCCTTACCCTCAAACCCTACAAGAGAAAGGAGTTGCTTTAGTTCTTTATCTGTTAAGTGTGTTCTGTTTTCAAATTTAGCTAACATTTTTGCCTTAGAAACAACAAATGCCTCCTTGTCGGAGGCAGGAGCTTCTACAGACTTATTTATTAGTAAATTATTTTCGGTACTTGATGCATTAGCAGAGTTACTAAAAGGTGCAATAACACCAACTAATGCTAGGATTCCAATCCAAGCTTGCTTGTCTCTTCTCATAATAATAACCTCCTAGAGAACAAATGCTACCTGTTGGTAGCATGTATTAAGTATAACATAAAAATGACCTCAAAAGCAAACTTTAGGTAACATTTTTATAACTTTTCAATAACTTTCTTAGGAAGTGGTATAATAATAAGATTATGGCTGAAACTTCAATTTACGATTTTCCTTATCCCGAATTAACCGACCCAGTTGATATTGTGGGAGATATTCAGTCTTTGGCTGAGAGTATAGAAGCGGTCCTTTTTGCAGCAGAATCAAACATAACAATTGAAGTTACAAATGTTAGTGGTGTTTCTATTGCCAAGGGTGATCCTGTTTATGTTTCTGGATTTAATAATGACAGCGGAAAACCACAAGTAACTAAACTAACTAACACAATGAATTATCCTATGTTAGGTTTGGCTAAAGATGTTTTTGCTACAGCAACTGACGGTGTAGTTGTTATTTCTGGTATTTTTAGTAATGTTAATACTTCTTCTTATACCGCTGGAAATATTCTTTACACTGGAACTTCTGGGGGATTAACAGCAACCCAACCAGCAACTGGAGGAACAGCAGTAGGAGTTGTAGCAAAATCACACGCAACTACTGGTGTTATAATTGTTGGTAAACCAACAGGCAATGGAACTTGGGCAGCATTGAAAGCAGGGTTAGCATAATGGTAAGCTATAGAAATAAAGATGAAAGTTCGTTAACATCAGTTAAAGCTCCTACCACCTATAATCTTGGAAACAGACCACCACTTATTAATTGGACTATTGTTACTGGCGATAGTGCAGCATTTAGAATTTATGTGCAAGATGATCTTGGTGATGCTATTGATGTTGACTTATGGACAATTAGATCTCAATTTAGAAGATACTCTGACAATGTTGGAGACGATCTTTTATTTACACTAACACCAACTCCATCAGATCTTGACGGGCCTGGAGAATTTACATTATCTTTGACACCAGCACAATCTAAGCAATTATTAACTGCAGATGTATTTGATGTTCAACTATCAGATGCTACCAGAGTTTGGACGGTATGCCAAGGAGAAATGGTTATGATTGGCGAAGTTACAGATCAAGAGTCATAACAAATGGCTAAAGTAAAAGTTTTAGATGTAAACCATTATTCAAAAGTTGTATTTGATATAAAACCTAAAGCTTCAAAAGCAAGAAATATTGGTTATTATAAAAAAGTTCAAGTAAAAGAAACTTTACCTTTTAAATTACGAATTACAAATATTGGAATAGATGGGGTAAACCCATTAGCTCCGCCTGGAATTGGTGTTCAAATAATTGGTTTTTCTAACTATATTATCTAATATAAATGTGATATAATCAGCATATGGCTAAAATATCAATCGCAAGTGTAAAGGCTTTATTCCAAACTGGAGATCGTCCAAGTCAAACAAATTACGAAGACTTGATTGACAGTGCTTCTGCTCGTTCTACTGACCTTGGTTCAGATGGCAACAATGAGTCTACAATTAATGGTATTGAAAATACTACAATTTTTGATAACTTTTTAGCAAGCGAGTGGAGATCAGTAAAATACATGATCTCAATTAAAAAGACTTCTGGCGGTGCAAATAAATATTGGGCCACAGAATTAACCATAGTCCCTGATGCTACAGATGTAAACGTTAGTGAATATGGGACAGTAGATAATGATGGGAATATTGGCACCATCTCCGTATCTAGAGCAGGCGATACAGTTTCACTTTCTGTAGTACCTGTGGGTGGACAAACCCCTATAACCTTACGCTACTTGCGTATTGGGTTAAAGGCCTAACTAAGGAGATAAAATGGCAACAGTAACAAAAGACTTTAGAGTAAAGGCGGGACTGGTAGTTGAGGGATCAACTGCGACCGTTAATGGAAAAAATATTATCACAGCAGGTGTCGTTGATGCTAAGGGTGATTTAATTGTAGGTAGTGCAGATGATGCAGTAGCTCGTTTAGGTGTTGGCACAAATGGTCAAGTACTTACGGCAGCATCAGGTGCAACATATGGTGTTGAGTGGGCAGCTCCAGCAGCAGTTGGTGTCTTTGCTTCTTCAATTTCATTTGAAGGTTCTACAGCAGATGATTATGAAACAACTGTTGCAGTAACTGATCCAACAGCAGACCGTACGATCACATTCCCAGATGCAACTGGTACAGTAGCGCTTACTTCAGATGTTACAACACACGCAAGCCTTACAGAAGCACATGGTGCAACTGGTGCGGTAGTTGGAACAACTAATACACAAACACTTACCAACAAGACACTAACATCACCAAAGGTAAATGAAGATGTTGTTATGTCAGCAACTTCTACAGAGCTTAATATTCTTGATGGTGCAACACTTTCAACTACAGAGCTTAACTATGTAGATGGCGTTACATCAGCAATTCAGACTCAGTTAAATAACAAGGCTGCTTCTTCAGACCTTACAACTCACACAGGAGCAACAGAAGCACACGGTGCAACTGGTGCGGTAGTTGGAACAACAAACACTCAGACTCTTACAAATAAGACTCTTACGAGTCCAACACTTACAACACCAGCACTTGGTGTGGCTACTGCTACATCTATCAATGGAACAACCATTCCAGAGACAAAGACACTTGTTGTAACAACAGATAAGTTAAATGTACTTGCATCAACATCTTCTTCAGAACTTGCTGGGATCATCTCTGATGAAACTGGTACTGGAGCACTTGTTTTTGCTAATACCCCAACACTTGTAACACCAAACATTGGTGCAGCAACTGGTACATCTTTGGTTCTTTCAGGGGACCTAACAGTTAATGGTACAACAACTACAATTAATTCAACAGAAATCACAATTGATGATAAGAACCTTACACTTGGCTCAGTAGCAACACCAACAGATGCAGGTGCTGACGGTGGTGGTCTTACTCTTAAGGGTGCCACAGACAAGACTTTCTCATGGGTAGATGCAACTGATGCATGGACCTCATCTGAACACCTTAACCTTGCTTCTGGTAAGGACTATTACTTAAACGGTACACTAGTAACAGCTGCAACACAAACTCTTACAAATAAGACAATTGATGGTGCAAGCAACACACTTACAGTACGAATTGCAAATGATGTTTCTGGTCTTGGAACTGGCATAGCTACATTCCTTGGAACACCATCATCTGCAAACCTTGCAGCAGCATTAACTGATGAAGCAGGTTCTGGAACAGTAGCATTTACTACTAGCCCAACTTTTGTTACACCAACTCTTGGTGCAGCAGCAGCAACAAGCATTGCTCTACCAGATGCCCTTGTAGGATCTGCAACAGCAACTGCTGGAACTTCGGCAACAACTATTGATACATTCTCAGCAACAACATATACAGCTGCTAAATATATCGTACAAATGAAAAAGGGTACTGATATTGAAGTAATTGAAATGCTTGTAGCGGTAGATGGAGCAAATAACGTTTATGTAACAGAGTACGCTGATGTAATCAGCAATGCTCAACTAGGAACAACAAATGCCGTTTATGACGGTGGAAATGTTCTTCTTCAAGTTACTGGAGCAGCAGCTGATACTGTTGTTAAGGTAAGCAAGACCTACATCGAAGCATAATTAAGAAAAGAGGCTAGAAGTGGCAACTGTAAACAAAGACTTTAAGGTAAAGCACGGGTTAGATGTAACCCAAGGCGGAACTTTCGGGGGAACTGTAACAGTTGCCACTCCTACTGAAAATACACATGCAGTAACAAAACTATATGTAGATAACTTACTAGGATCGGCAACTCCAATTGTTCCTACTGAATCATCTGCCCCAGTTTCTCCAGTAGATGGACAGCTATGGTTTGATACAGTATCACAACATCTATCTATTTATTCTACTGATGCTGCTGAATGGATTATGATTGCTACATTTGCTGATACCGCTGATCTTAGACAACACATTCACGATACAGCAATTGATGGAACTGGACTAATTGTTTCTATATTCCAAGATGCAGGGTTTTATGATTCAATCTTTACATCTACAGAAATTGCTGGGTTTTATGATTCAGCATACTGGAATAATAGTTACGACGGCGGAAGTCCATTAGATAATTTTAGTTAATTATCTGATATAATAGATAAAGGTCTGGGAGGACAAAAATATGGCAACAAGAATGCAACAGCGTAGGGGTACTGCAGCACAGTGGATCTCTACTAACAGTGGCAACGGTCCTATCCTAAACGCAGGAGAAATCGGGTACGAAACCGATACAAACAAATTTAAAATTGGTGATGGTACAAATCACTGGCTAAACCTTGACTACTTTATTGATGCTAATTCAACAGCAAATCCATCATTTGGTTCAAGCATTACATTTGAAGGTGCAACTGCAAATAATTTTGAAACTACGGTTTCGGTAACTGATCCAACAGATGATCGCACTATTACTTTGCCAGATGCTACAGGAACAGTAGTTCTTGCCGATGCCAGCGGTAACGTAACAGTATCAGGAGACTTAACAGTATCAGGAACAACCACTATTATTAATAGTACAGTTCTTGAAGTTCAAACTGAAGTTAAGTTTGAAGGCGCTACAGCAAATGGATTTGAGACAAGTCTTAAGGTTGTAGATCCAACAGCAGACAGAGACATAACATTTCCAGATGCTACTGGAACAGTTGCCTTACTTGATGCTACTCAAACACTATCTAATAAGACAATTAATTTAACTTCAAATACATTAAACACTACTCTTGCTCAATTAAATACAGCGGTATCTGATGCCGATGTTGCTTCACTTGCTGGATCAGAAACCCTTACTAATAAAACTTTAACATCTCCAAAAATTAACGAAGATGTTATTTTATCAGCAACAGCCACAGAGCTAAATGTTCTTGATGGGATTACTTCATCTACAGCTGAGCTAAATATTCTTGATGGTGTTACAGCAACAGCAGCACAAATAAATGTTCTTGCATCTTTGACTTCATCTGCAACAGAATTAAACATTCTTGATGGTGTTACAGCTACCACAGCAGAGTTAAATAAGCTTGCTGGAGTTACTGCAACTTCAGCTGAAATTAATACTTTAGCTGGACTTACGTCTACCGCTGCAGAATTAAACATTCTTGACGGTGCGCTTCTATCTGTAACTGAACTTAACTATGTAGACGGTGTAACTTCATCTATTCAAACACAGTTAAATAATAAGCAAGCAGTAGTCGCTAATGTTTCAGATACTGAAATTGGATACCTAGATGGCGTTACTTCAGCTATTCAAACACAAATAAATGGCAAGCAAGCAACTGTTGCTAACGTATCAGATGTTGAAATTGGATATCTTGATGGTGTTACTTCAAGCATTCAAACACAGCTAGATGATAAATCAACTGCTTCTAAGACTGAAACACTTACAAATAAAACTCTTACATCACCAGTAATTAACACACCTACTGGAATTACTAAATCTGATGTTGGCCTTGCAAATGTTGATAACACAACAGATGCTAACAAGCCAGTATCAACTGCTGCTCAAACAGCACTTGACCTAAAGGCAAATCTTGCAAATCCTACATTTACAGGGACAGTAAACGCAGCAGACCTTACTCTTTCTGGAAACTTAACAGTTAACGGAACTACAACAAACCTTAACTCAACTAACCTTGTTATTGAAGACAAAAATATTGTTCTTGGAGACACAGGAACCCCTACTGATACCACTGCAGACGGTGGCGGAATTACACTTAAGGGCGCAACTGATAAAACCTTTAACTGGGTAGATGCAACAGATTCTTGGACTTCTTCAGAGCACATCAACCTTGCTTCAGGAAAAGACCTAAAGGTAAATGGAACTGCAGTTATTAGCTCAACTGCTGGTGGATTTATATTTACTGATGGCACACAGACAAAAGAAGGAACTCCTTCTCGTACACCAATTATTCAAAAGACAGACTCTTATACACTGTCAGCATTAACTGAAAGAGATTCACTAATTGAAGTTGCAAAAGGATCTGCAGCAACAATTACAATTCCACTAAACTCAGCAGTAGCCTTTCCAGTTGGAACCTCAATTGATGTCCTTCAAACCTCAACAGGTCAGGTAACAATTGCAGGAGATGCTGGAGTAACAGTAAACTCAACACCAGGATTAAAACTAAGAACACAATGGTCAACTGCAACTCTTTTCAAGAGAGCAACAAACACTTGGGTTGTTTACGGCGATCTAACAGCGTAATAAGGGGAATATAAATGGCTAAGAAGACGGGTAAACGTTCATCTGCATCAAATGACTTTTTAGAGCCATTAGCGCCAACAAGCGTAACTGCAACAAACGTAGGAACAGGCAGAGCGTTTAACAATGGCGCAGCCACAGTTACATTTTCTTTGCCTGCGCTATCCCCTGCTGCTACATCATTTACTGTAACCTCGTCTCCTGGCGGATATACTGGAACTGGGTCATCTTCTCCAATTACAGTCACAGGTTTGCAATCTAACACGGCCTACACGTTTACTGCAACAGCGACTAATGCTGCTGGAACATCTGCAGCCTCATCTGCTTCAAGTTCAATTACAGCTACAACAGTTCCTGCAACCATGTCTGCCCCAACACCTACTGCTGGTGTTAATCAAAACTCTATTGCCTTCTCAGCCCCCGCAACTGGTGGTAGCGCAATTACTGGGTTTACTGTAACAGGATCTGACGGTACTTCTGGAACAGGTGCTACTTCTCCAATTCTTATTAATGATACCGCTGGAACAGCTCAAACTTATACAGTCACAGCAACTAATGCTAATGGTACAAGCGTTGCTTCTGCTGCGTCTGGATCAGTTACTACATTATCTCCATTCTTTCCTCCTTTCTTTCCCCCATTCTTTCCGTTCTTCCCACCTTTCTTCCCACCGTTTTTTCCTTTCTTCCCGTTCTTCCCACCGTTTTTCCCACCATTCTTCCCGTTCTTCCCACCATTCTTCCCTCCATTCTTCCCACCTTTCTTCCCGTTCTTCCCACCTTTCTTCCCGTTCTTCCCACCGTTCTTCCCACCATTCTTCCCACCATTCTTCCCAAGCTTCTCAAGTTGTTCAACAGCTGGTAACTATTGTGGAGCCGACGCAGGTGGTGCCCCATGCTGTGGAGGAGCAGGCTCATGTGATTTCTTTTCTTGTTTTGGAATAACAGGTTATGCTTGCGGTGGCAATAATTTCTGTTAAAATTGTTAAAAAGTAATAACTATGATATAGTTAATACATTAAATAGAATATGGAGTTGATATGTTAATAACTGAAGGACTTGTAAAAAAGGGTAAAGTAATAGCTTTTATTTCTGATGGCATTGTAGAATATGTATTACATTCTGTACCACCTTTGCCAGAAATTCTTGCTCAAGGATACACTTTTGTAGATAATACACAAGACTACCCAGACTTACCTTTAGGTAAGTTTAAAATTGAATTAACTAGCACAGAAGGCATAGTTTTGCCAATTTTATCAGATGAAGCTACTTATTCTGTTTTAAAAAGCAATCTTTTGGCAGTAGAAGTTCCAGAAGGATTAGAAGTTAGAATGGGTTGGAAATACCAAGATTCTGTCTTCTCTCAAGATTAAACATGTCTGAAAAAACTCCTTGGGAAATATATAAAGAAAAAAACAAAGATATGGTTGAACACCTATCTAAAACTGTAAAACCTTGGGATATGATTAATCCTAATGCTGAAAGAGCAGATGAATCTTTATCAAATAAAAGGTATGATATTTGTAAATCATGCCCAGAGTTAATTAAGTTAACTAAACAATGTAAAAAATGTGGTTGTTTTATGGCAGCTAAAACTAAACTTCTTAGCGCTACTTGTCCTTTAGATAAGTGGTAGCACTAGCCTTATTTTGCTTTAAATAGCTTTTTCATGCTATAATAAATTATAACCTTAAAAGATGGGGATCTTATGGATATTTATGATGAAAATGAAAATCATTGGTTTACAAAAGACAGGTCTGAAACAGTTTCAGGTAGAGTTGAAAGATTAATGCCTCAAATCAATATTTCTATTAGTAATCCAGGATTAGGACTAAACATTTATCATAATGTTTTTTCTAAAGATGATTCAGAAAGATATATTAATACGCTTGAGCACAATCTTTCAGGAGATAAAAAATATAAGTGGTCAGAAGCTAAAGTTACAAACTCTGATGCCCCAATTAAAAAAGCAAGAGATTGTGTAGACTTTAAATATAAGCAAGAAAATCTTGGGCCAAGAGATGAATCTAATCAAGACTTAATTGATCTTCATGAAGAGATTTACCAAAAGCTAAAAATGTGTGTAGACGACTATGCTCATTATTGGGGAATTAATGTTACATATTACGAAGCATTTAACTTTGTAAAGTATGAGGGTGAAGGAACTCACTTTAATATTCATGCTGATCATGGCCCTGCTTATAATTGTACAGTCTCTGCTGTTATCTATATTAATGATGATTATGAAGGCGGAGAGATTAAGTTTCCAAGATTAGATAATTTTGTTCATACTCCAAAAGTTGGAGATATAGCTATATTCCCTTCAAACTATATTTATGAACATGCTTCTTTGCCAATGAAAACAGGAACAAAATATTGTGTTGTTATTATGACAGACATAAACGAGCTGAGCCATTAATGAATAAGTTGGCAATCTTTAGATCTTTTAGGCCTTGGCTAAATAAGGATAGTGTTTCTGTTCCAGCACCAACACAGAATGTTATTCCTCAATGGTATAAGGATGCAGACAGATTTGCAAAAAATCCAATGAACAATGAATATTATAATGCACCAAAAGAAACTTGCCCTTTTCCAAAAGACGGTACAGTAGATGACTATGGAAAAATTCCTACATGGAAAGCATGTCCTGCAATCATGGATGCATTTTCAACTGGATATGTTTTTAAAACTCCTTGCGATTTAATATTTTCTAAAAACGTACAAGGAGTTATTGGTGTAAAGATTGAAGATAGTAGATATCAAGATTTCTGTACTCAAAGACCACCGATGCCACAGTTTGAGCATCCAAAAGGATTCTATGAGCACCATTTTGCTTGGTCTTCTGATTGGGGGCTAGAGTTACCAGAAGGATATAGTGCTTTGTTTATGACACCAATGAATAGATTTGATCTGCCATTTTTAAACACAACAGGAATTGTTGACTCAGATAAGGTTCATTTGCTTGGAAGCTTTCCATTCTTTATTGCAGAAGGTTGGGAAGGAACAATTCTAGCAGGCACTCCATACCTACAAGTCTTACCATTTAAAAGAGAAAACTGGAAAAGTGAAGTAGAGATATTAGGACAGGCTGAGATTTATGATAAAATGTTTAACAACATGAAGTTTTATAGACAGCCTGATGGCGGAGTATATAAAAATAAAGTTTGGTCAAGAAGAGAATACAAATAAGGAGAATAGAATGGAAACATGGACAGAAAAAATAGACCTTGGTAATGGAATCTTTTGTTACAAGGGTGTAATTAAAAAAGAAATTGATGTAATAAAAAGACTTGAAGATAATCTTAAGCCAGAAGGAGATACCACTGGGTACAGCTGGCAACCTGCGTATGTAGGATACAAACAACTAATGCCAGACTATAGAGATTGTAATGATTTTAAGTTTAAGAAAACAGATATTGAAAATGATAAAAGTCAAGTCAGTCTAAACCTTCAATCACTTTGGCAAGATCTTTATGATGTAAAATTACCAGCAGTAGAAGATTATTGCAGAATGTACAATATTCATAATTTGAAATATTGGGAAGCTTTTAATTTTATTAAATATGGTCAAGGTCAACACTTTATGGAACATCACGATCATGGGTTTTCTTATAATTGTACTGTTTCTTTAGTTTCATATGTTAATGATGACTATGAGGGCGGAGAACTTTTCTTTAGACTACAGAACCTAAAAGTCAAAGCAGAGGCTGGGGATTTGTTTATTTTCCCATCAAACTTTATGTATCCACATCAAGCCATGCCAGTAACTTCTGGAACTAAATATTCTATTGTAACAATGCTTGATTACAGTAAAAAGTTTCACACTCCAGAAATGTATAGTGCAGAGGCAGACTAATGTTTAATATCTCAGTTGAAAAAACACAGGGGGCTTTGTTTGATATTCAGCCCATGTCAATTAAAAGAGACTGGATGGATGTAACATCAGAAGGCCATGCTTATAGATGTTTTCCAGTAACCCAATCAAACGTAATTGGCTGGAGTCTTTCTTGTGTAGAAGATATTGAGTTTATTTGGGATGGAGTTAATGATCAAACTCCAGATCGTGTTGAAATATTCAGCCCATCGGGAGCATATTCTGGAAGAGGTCAATCTTCTATAAGTTTAAATACGGGTTTAGTTTTTAGAACAGACAAAGATGTAAGTATTTTTACTATTAATCCAGTAAATTATTTTAGCAATGAGTTTGAAACAATGTCATCATTAATGAGCACATCTTTTTATGACAATCCTCTGCCTTTAGCTATTAAAGCAAAAGTAGCAAACAAAAGAGTGGTTATCAAAGCTGGAACCCCAGTTGCTACAATAATTCCTATATCTTTGTCAAATTTAAACGGTACAAATATTGAAATTGTTAAATACCAAGACAATGATAGAACAAGATTAGAAGCCAATATGTCCTATGGAAATGCTGCACAAGAAATAAATAAAACTGGGAAATGGACAGACTGGTATAGAGATGCGGTAAATGAAAACAAAGAATCTCAAGGTTCACATGAGGTAAAAACATTAAAACTAAGCGTAACAGACAATACGAAGGGTGATATAATATAAATATGGAACAAAATAAAGACTCATATACAGTAGTTAAAAGAACACCGTCTATAACTCCATCTGGGTGGTTTGGGGATAGCAAAGACATGATTGTTGAGCTAGAAAACTTTATGACGCAGGAAGAGATAGAGTTTTTAGAAAAAGCTGCCAAATCTTTAACAATTTGGGATGTAACCGAAAGCCATGTAAATGAAAATGGAACTGTTACCTATGATTCAGATTATTGGAAGGATAGAGTTGCAACTCAGCCAACCTTAGACAAGAATGATCCTAAAATATCACCAATAGTTGCTGGCCTATTTCAAAGATTAAAACCAATTGTAGAAGAGTTTTATAAAGTAGAAGTTCACCCAACTGGAACAACCATTGTTAAGTGGCTTCCTGGACAATTTCAAAAACCTCATGCAGATAAAGAATTACATGAAGGCCCAGATGCTGGAACTCCAAACGATTTTCCCAACTATGATCTTTCTAGTTTGTTTTATTTAAATGACGACTACGAAGGTGGAGAACTATACTTCCCACTACAAGGTGTGCAGTTTAAACCTAAAAAAGGTGCTGCTTACTTTTTCCCAGGGGATAAAAATTATATTCATGGAGTTACTGAGATTAAGAGTGGCATAAGATTTACATGTCCATTTTTTTGGGAGATTAAAAAACATACGGGGGAGAGACAACCATGACAGAGCCAGCGCTTAACCCAATAGAAATATATCCACAAATATTTGTTTATAAAAATATGTTTAAGGATATAACAAAGACGCACTCCGAGTTAAAAAATTCTTCAGGTCACGAAGACGAACTGCTAAATGAGTGGACAAAATGGTCTGACTTTGGAGAGTATTTAAACCCTACATTTAAAGATCATCCACACGGATTTAGCACAGAGTATTTGCAGCAGATAGAAACTAAAACAGATAAACAGGAAGTTCAAAAACTTGCACTTCTAGAATTATTTAATAACTTTTATGCAGTAACAAAAGACTACGCTATTAAAAATAATATAGATCTTGATCAAGATAAAGAGATAACAAATCATTATGGAGAACAGGTAAAAGAGTGGAACAGGTCTGGACCATCTATAGCAAGATATAGAACAGACATTGTAGACCCAATAGCCATGACATATCATTCTGACTATATACGCCAACCAATTGTTAGCCCAGGGTACAAGTTTGTAATAACTGCTCTAGTGTATTTTAATGATGACTATGATGGTGGAGAGATTGACTTTATTGTTGATGGAGAAGCCTATAAGTATAAGCCAGAAGCAGGAGACTTTTTAGTATTTCCATCAGGTCATCCAGACATACTAACAAAGAACGGCTCAGTCTATATTCACGGAGTTATGCCAGCAAAAAAGACAAGTAAATACCTATCCAGAATGTATTGGATGAAGTATTCTCTTGGAGATGATGAATGGTTTGAAAAAGAGAAAGAATTTGGAAAAGATGTTTGGGAATCAATGCAGCCAGATATAATGCAAAAGTTTAGAGATGAACATCCCAATAAAATTAATGCAGACAAAGAAAGAAGGATAAAATGAATCTAAACAATAAAAAAAGAATTACAAAGGACATAGTTATTTATGAAAACTTTGTTACTGATGAAGAGTGCCAAAAAATGGTTCAAGCACTTGATGCTCAAGCAGAGGGTGGAAAGTTATCATGGATGCCTATCTCATTTTATGAGTCATACTCTTCTGTACTTCCACAAGACAATGACCAAGAAGTTCTTGACGTTGGACTATCTCCAACTATTTTTTCAGATATTGAAAAGATGATGCCAGAAGCAATTGCTTCCGTACACGACTTAGATCCAAAGGTAATATCAAAAATTGGATACCATACACAAAAGTGGGAGCCAGGAGCATACGCAAGAATTCACTCTGACAATACAGATGAGCATGGAAAATCTGGGGCATTTACGAGAAGTAGGTATGCAGGCTTTTTATACCTTAATGACGACTTTGAGGGAGGACTGCTTAAGTTTCCAGCACAAGACGTAGAGATTCAACCAAAGGTTGGAATGCTTGCCGTATTTGACGGAGGATTTAACAACATGCACGAAGTATCCCTTATTACAAGTGGAGTAAGATATACCATCGGATCTTTCTGGGATGACAGAGAAGAATCAGATTATCCGCAAGAACTAAGAGATGCCTGGGCTGTAGAAATGAAAGAGACTAGAGCCAATCAAGAAATTGAAAGAGCAGAGTGGCAAGAGCTTTTAAAGCAAGGTTGGAAGTTGGATGCAAATGGAAATAAGTACAAGGTAGAAGATATTCTAAATGATTGAGTCCTTAAAAAAACAGTTGACAGATGCTGGCTATGTAGTTGAAGATATTACCTCAAAACTATTTTCTGTTGAAAACTTTTTATCACAAGATCAAATAGATACTTTTTGGGATATTATAAATAGTACATCTCAAGAAGACTGGGAAGTAGAATATCACGCAAACTTAAAAAACTTTTGCATGCAAAAATTTGGTAGAGATGATGTAGATAATCTGGTTGCTGAAGGTAAGTTTGAAGTTACTCAAAATTGGAAAGATAAAAATTTTAATATATTACACCATGAGATATACAGACCATTATATGATGGTTTAAACTCAATGGTAGTAAAATCTGATCCAGAGTTAATTTTAAGTGGTTTTGCAACAATTCAAAGAATGCAAGCGGGGGTAGAATTAAAATCTCACACAGATCAAAGAACAGATCCATCTATAAAATATGCTACAATTGTATATATTAATGATGACTATGTAGATGGTGAGTTATTTTTCCCAAACCTTGATATCCAGTTAAGGCCTAAACCAGGAACTATGTTATTTTTTCCAGGCGATGAAAAGTATGAACATGGAGTCAAGCATGTAGGAGATGGACCAGTAAGATATGTTCTTGTTGGATTCATTAAAGAAAAAGATCACTATCAAAAGAATAGGTACTAGGAGGCACCAAATGGATAGAGAAATACTTGAAGAAAAGGTTTACTATTACACAAATGTAATTGAAGACCCAAAAAGACTTGTTGAAGCAATTGAGAATGACAATCAAGATCCTTGGGGCGAATGGATGGCGTGTAGTGGACAAGAGTATGTCTATGGAACAGATAAAAGTATTTCCCAGGCAGACCCATCAGATGAAAAGAATACTTATATTTATTCCACACTACAAAAGGCTTTTGACGATGTAGCAAGAGACTATGCAGCAGCCCAAGGTATTACAGAAGAGCCTAAACTATTTCCAATGTATCCAATTAAAAAATATCAAGCTGGTACATTTATGGGAGCACACTTTGATCAACAAGAGGGAGACGAAAGACTAAAAGTTTCTTTTGTTATGTACCTAAATGATGATTATGAAGGTGGGGAAATATCTTTTACTATTGCTTCTCCAGGAGGAATATTAACAGAGGCAAGACCTCCAGCAGATTTTGCAGAAGCCGAAAAAGGATTAAACTATACATTTGCTATAAAGCCAAAAGCAGGAAGCATCATTGTATTCCCACCATCACCTCCATATCACCATACAGCACACCTAGTTAAGAGTGGCTTTAAGATTATGGTTCCACAACATTGGATTCATTAATATTAAAACAGCTATAGTAACTGGAGCAAGCAAGGGTGTAGGGTTAGCAACAGTTAAACGTTTGTCTGAAAATGGATACAAAGTTATTGCTGTTTCAAGAAATCTTTCAAAAGTGTCTAAGATTATATCTGATAACGTTGAGGTATATAACCTAGACATAACAGACTCTAAAGCAATAGAAATATTCTTTGAAAAATACAAAGATATTACTTTAGATCTTCTAGTTAATAATGCTGGAGGAGGATCAGGTCCAACTCATATTATTAATGAAACTCCAGAAAATTTTAGAAAAGCCTATGACATAAACGTTACTGGCCCTATGTATTTATCTCAACTATTTGTTCCTTGTATGGAGAAATCACAATCTCCAACTATTATATTTATTACTTCTTTTGGTGGCAAGGTCCCATATCGTGGTGGAGGAAATTATACAAATGCTAAAAGAGGTGAACGTGGCTTAATTGATACAATGAGACTTGAGTTTCCTCAATTTGGTATTAAAATTACAGAAATCTGTCCAGCAACTATTGATACCCAAGAACAAAAACGGGAGCATGCATTAACTGCAGAAGATTTAGCAGAAGCTATTTACTGGGTAGGATCATTACCAAGTCATGTTAATATAAATGAAATTGAAATTTGTCATATCAACAGTAGCAAGTATAATTAGTTTTTTATTTATAACACTTTTGTTATATAAAAGTACTAACTATAAACAATAACTTTATACATTAAAACTGAGCGTGGAATTGTTTTTAATTCTATGCTATACTTAGGACTACTTCCGATTCTACGAAGTACTCAACCAATATTAGAAAGGTGGCATACTTAAATGTCAGATGTTTTTTCGTTTCGCTTATCAGAGGATTTTGTAAATAAATATAGTAATACTCCAGCACCGTTTGGATTTTCAGATGCGGGTAGCAACTCTTTAGGAGAAATTACTTTTATCAGAACATATTCTCGTGTTAAAGAAGATGGAACAAAAGAACGTTGGCACGAAGTATGTCGCCGTGTAATTGAGGGTATGTACTCAGTTCAAAAGAATCATGCTAAAGATAATAGACTACCTTGGAATGATAATAAGTCACAGAAGTCAGCACAAGAAGCTTTCCAAAGAATGTTTGAATTAAAATGGACACCTCCAGGCAGAGGTCTTTGGGCTTTTGGAACTCCAATGACTATGGAGAAAAGAAACTCAGCCTCACTGCAAAATTGTGCGATGGTTTCTACCCGTGATATTGATCGTAATGATCCAGGTGCCCTTTTTGCTTGGGTAATGGATGCCTTAATGTTAGGAATTGGAGTAGGGTTTGACACCTTGGGACAAGACAAGCAAATGCCTATCTATGCCCCTACAGAGCCAGTTTCTACCTATGAAATTCCAGATACTCGTGAAGGATGGGTTGAGTCTGTTCGTCTTTTAATTAATTCATTTTTACGTCAAAATCAATCTATTCAAGAATTTAACTATGACCTTATTCGTCCTCTAGGATCAGCCATTAAAGGCTTTGGTGGGGTTGCTAGCGGTCCAGAACCATTAATTCAACTACACATACGCATACGAAATGTCATTGGCTCTAGAGCAGGAGAAGTACTAGATAGTCGTGCAATT